ATGCGCTGCATCTGCATCGGATAGATACATGTAAAACTGTAGCTGCGGCATGTATATCTCAAGCATCTTATCCATGTTGAAGAATGAATTGGTATGCTTGGCTTCAACGATCTGACCGTTCCACATTGCATCTACTGTACCGCGCAATGGTAGCTCTCGACCTGATGATATTTCAAACTCAGACTGATGATTGCTCAGTACACAATTGTTTTCTTTCTCAAACCAAGACAGGTTAAAGTCTTCAGTGTAAGAGCCAAGTTGTACTGCGAGATTGGAGCTAAGATCATCTGGTTCTTTAACACCAGTCTTGATCTGCCAAAGCTCTAACCAATCACCATTCATTATCTTTACGGCATCGCTGCCGCCGATGAACCCTTTGCGTTCCATGTTTACCTCACTAGTTATCTACATTATGTTTACTGCATTCGTGCAGCAGGTGCAATATATTTTTGCAAGTCGTGATCTGTAATGTGACCGTCATTAATTAGTCGAGCGCGTGTTACTGATTCAGGATTCAAAATGTAATCTGGTATTGGTTCACCGTTCTTAATTCGCTTGACCATAATCGTGTCGCTTCGATCCATGCTGTATGTTGGTGCAGTTATCTTGGGTACATCGATTGCTTTGTTGTGTTCCTTCACTGCGTCTTTAGTTGACTGAATAAAGATCTTAATCGTCGGCCAAGTGCGCGCTCCATGTAAGGCGCGCACATGTCCGTCGATCTTATCGAGCACCATAGAAAAGTCAGCATCTTCATATTGAGATGGAATGTTCTTGTTCACATCCTGAACAATCAGCACCATCTCTTTCTTCAGTGTCTCATTATCAAGACCAGTGGGCGGGGTATACCTACGCAATACATCTTGCAGCCAACTACCAACTCTGCGAGTACGATCCTCGTAATTCATTTCTTTGCCTCCAATAGATACTTGTCAAAATCTATAATGTCATTCAGTCGGTCAGTGTTGGAGCGACCAGACACATCATCGATGTCATCATCCCAACGCTCACCGTTTAGCCATGTTGTCGGATGGGGAATGTATTGCTTCTCTTTGTACTCAACAGATTGAGCAAACTTAGAAGCAGCCTGAATGATTGTATCTGCATCAGCTTTCTTCAATGCTCTAGCAAATGCCAAACGAGCATGGCCTTTAGCAATCTTGCGTGGGTAGATCTGCCAGAACTCATCGAAGGTAGGTGTCTCACTGACACCCCAAGTAGTATTAGATATATTTAACTTAGTTACATTATTATTATCTTGGTGTGTCACACTGACACCCTCCTCTCTTAGACAGTTGAATTGATAGATCGTAGAAACACCAGTGCGACCTGCGATCTTGGTTAAGTAACCGTGTTTGACACAGTAATTGACAGCACGAATGACTGAACTCTTACTGAGTCCAGACAATTCACACAGCCTTTGGATGGTTGGATAAGCTATACCGTATGAGTCCGTATGATCCGCTATGAGTAGCATAATCAATTTTGCATGACTGTTTGGTACTTGCCATTGTACTACCTCTCGTAGTAGTATCTCAGCATATAGCACGGTCCATGTACTCCTTGTTATATATTGCCTCACTGGATGCCCCGCCTACTCTCCCTTGGCGGGGCTTTTTTATTTCATTTGCTCGATCATCTCTTTGAATAGTGCCTCCGATAATATCACACAGACTTTATCCTGACCAGTTTTTCTTTTGAACAAAGCCATGTCTCTACCTTCTAAGACTTTGAAAGCATTGGGGAAACTAGATGTTGTACGATACTTTACTTCAACTACCACATTTCGTCCGACCAATGAGGGGAGGTGGATGTCTCCTGAGTATTCTCCTCCGAGGGATCCTGAGAGTGGGACTTTCTTTGCTTCGATACCTTGGTCTTCGAGCCACTTAACGAACCATCGTTCGTGGTAACTTCCCTTCTGCTTATTCTTGTTTCCCATGAACCATCCTCATAGCAGTTTAAACATATCATATGGTAACGCGCAGGTTTCATTGAAGCCATGATCGCAACGAAATACTGAGTGGTATCACCACATGAATCACAGATTGTAGATCCCGAATCAATCCGAGTACGAGCAGACTTTGATCTTAACGCCAAGTGCATCCAGCCAGCATGTCAACATGAAACCAGATGGCACACGTTTATACTGTTCCCATTTGTGAATTAATGAAATGGTACAGCCTATTTCCAAAGCCAATCTCTCTTGCGATAGACCAAGCTCATGCCTTCTTGCAACTAAAGCATCGATCAACTCGACGTAGGTATCAGTTACCTCGGTTGCTTTTGTGTAGTTTTGGAACTGCGGCATTGATTTTCTTTGGTTCGACCAGACCAGTAGGCCATCGCTTAGATAATCTATCTAGTGTTTGATATACTTTCTTCGCAGTTTCTAAGGTCAATTCTGTCTTGCCATTGACCGTGCGATAGTAAGTAGATGTTGGTATCTTTGCCAAGATAAATACCTTGTGCAAAGGTAGATCAACATAGCGATGCTTCTCTAGAATCTGATCCCAATAACTCTGTATCATGCCGCAGCATATGCACATACGCAGCTTTTATGTCAAGCGTCAGTCTTAATTTGCCACATAATCGAGGGCTTACCCCACTTAGTTTGGCGACGATTGCCACTGTCTTCGATCAAGCCAGCGTTTTTCAATTCAGTTAATCGTGGTTGCACTGATACTTGTGGTCGGCCTAACGCTTCTGACACAGCTTCGGCTGACATGGCAACACCGCTGTTGGTTAGTAGCTGCAAGACTTGATCGCGTATTGAGATCTTTAGTTCAGTGTTTGATTTGGCTGCAAACTTACTGGTGTCAGTAGATTGATAGCCGATTCCTTGATGTGTGTATCCCATTAGATTGCCTCCGATTCAATTGGGTCGTCGCCTCCGTATAGATCCTGATATTCTTCATACATAGATGGTTGCCCATCGTCAGGATCTGGTTCATCAAACTCCATAGCCTCAACTTCACCGCTGCCACCGCAGTTCCAGCATGTATCTTTGTACTCCTCAAGGCTTGGAGGTAGATCACGATTGACCCAAGGTTCAGGTCGTTCGAATGTTAGAGTGCCATCGCCCAAACATTCTGGACAATGGATAGTTTCAGTTAGGTATTTCATCATCGATGTCTCCCAAGTGTGCCTGATAGTTAGCTTCCCATGCTTTGGTTGCACGTTCAATAAATCTTTCACGATTGAATCTAGGATTCGTAGCTTTCAGTTTATCCGCAAGCTCATTGATGTGTGTAGGCCAATGCATCATTGGTGCAATGTGATCTGCAATGAATACAAAATCACGGCGTGTAAAACTAGGTGTCTTCATCGGTTGTCTCCAAGTAATCTTCGATAATAGTTGCGCATAGATTCCAGCCCATAGCAGCAGCCGTAGTTAGATGCGCTTTGTCTTCATCATTGTGTGCATGGATCCATGTCATTAGTTCATGCCAATCTTTGGGTGTGTGAAACAAGTTGATAGGTTTAAGCATGTTAAGTCTCGATTGTTATGGTTACGTTTGAATTGATGTAGTCACTAATGATGTCTTCAATGTCAGATCTATGATCCCATACATTAAATTCATTTTCATCAATTGCTTTGATACGGCTGTCTACTTCTTCAGCAATGATTGATCGAATAGCTGAGATTAGTTGGCTGTCAGAAAAGTTCATTCGTTTATTCCTTGATTGTGGGGTGGATCCGCAGCGCACAAGCCTACACGAATCGTGACCCCGATTGGGCGAAAGGGTGAAGTAAGAGGCAGACGGTGCTGCCCCTTGCGGGGGTGGCTTACGCCACCTTTGCTCTGAGTGCTTTCATGCGATCATCTGATAGCTTCGCTGGTGCGCGTTTCTTAGCCATCGGTTCCCACTGTGTGCCAGTGACCTGCTCGTACACCGATAGATCTGCTTGATGACGTTCGTCTAACAACGTTAGTTCGACTTCCATGTTATCGAGCAGTCGCGCGATCGCATCCGCTCGAATGTCTTTGCCTTCTTCGACTGCTGTCTCGTAGTCCGCAATCTTGTCGGCCATCTGCTTCTTCTTGTAGACCAGTGAGTTGTGCGAGGTGTAACATTCATCTCTGGCAATGCCAGCAACGAATTGTTCGTTTGGTGCAACATCCTGTGTAGCTTGAAAATGATTTAGAACTGCAAGTTTTAGTTCAACGAGTGTAGGTACTTTCTTAGTCATAGCTCTAGGCTCCTTGTTACGTGCGAGGACCACCCTCGCAACGACGACTTCATGCACGGAGCCAAAGCCTGATCCCCAGATCAGGTTGCTATTCGCAAGTTGTTTCCCCACAAGGAAAAGGTCGAACTACACACCGCCAGCAGCCACAATCACACAGCTATGAACAGCAAGAGGAAACTGCTTGCGAATGGTCTTTGGCCCGATGCAATGAACAAAGACGTGCGAGGTGGCCGCAGCTGTAACGAGGTGCCGACGAGCGTACTGACTGAGACAGTAAACCGAAGCGAGGCAGAACTAAAACTTGTGGTTCTGAATCACCTTTGTAGTGTGCACAGGTACAAAGTTGTAGCAAACGTGCAATTTGTGCGTTGACAGGGGTGTTACATCGAGTGCTATCAATGGGGGGAGAGAGGGAGAGGGGGGCGACAGTAAGGACTATGAACAGACAGTCGAAAGGGCTTTAGACATGAGTGGTGTGATTAAGCGTGATCTAACAGAAAGGCAACGAGCGCTAGTGGATGCGTTTGTAGCAAACGGTGGCAATGTAGCAAAAGCTGCACATGAGGCTGGGTACGCAGCGGGGAACAGCGGACGAGCCTCTGCATACAAAGCTATGAAAACTCCGCATGTGCAACAGTATCTCATGCAAGCAACAGCAGATGCATTTGGGATTCACGCTGTCAGGGCACTAGGCAGGGTAGCGGAGTTATCCAGTGGAGCTAAGAGCGAGTATGTGCAGCTGGAAGCATCCAAGGATCTGTTAGATCGGGCTGGGTTCAAACCGATAGATCGTTCGCAAGTGCAAATTGCTGGGGATATTAGCGTAACAATTGATCTGTCCTAGCAGGGGGTGGGGTTAAAAAACTGCACTAGCGTGATTGTCAGTAGTCCCAAACCCGAGTTATAGGCTAAAAAGGTACGCAAAGGTTTAGATAGATTTTTTTGGTGAAAGGTACGTCATGCCCAAAGGTCAAAGTCCAGCGAGTTTAATGAAGGCTCGATATGAAATGATAGACGCTAAGTTGGAGCGTATGCCGAAGGATTATTCTAAGCTGTCTGCTTTTCGACGTAAGGTTAAGGAGATGCTTGGTACGGATGATGGTCAGTTGGTAACATCTTCTCAGCGTGCTTCGTTGCTTAAAAAAGCGAAGAAGATCGAAGCTAACATGTTGCGTCAAGATCGTATGGCGCAGAAAGTTAAGAAAGATCAGGAGCCATAAATGCCAAGGAAAGAGTATCAGAATCCTAAAGGTGGTTTGAATGCGGCGGGTCGTGCGTATTTTAAAAGGACTGAGGGTGCTAATCTCAAGGCTCCTGTTAAGAGCGGGACTAATCCTCGTCGTGTTTCTTTTGCTGCTCGGTTTGCTGGTATGAAGGGGCCGATGAAAGATGAGAAGGGTCGCCCGACTCGTAAGGCATTAGCGTTGAAGGCTTGGGGTTTTGGTAGTGTAGAGGCTGCTCGTAACTTTGCCAAAAGGAATAAGAAGTCATGAGTACGGTTAATGCTGCTGGCAACTATACCAAGCCAAAGATGCGCAAGAGTTTGTTTCAAGCTATAAAGAATCGCGCGACTCATGGAACTAAAGCTGGTCAATGGTCGGCGCGTAAGGCACAGTTGCTTGCAAAGGAATACAAAGCGAAAGGTGGAGGATACCGATAATGGCTGAGAAATTAAAGATGTACACAACTGCCTCTGGTGCAAAGCAATATGGTACAGCTGAGCAGTGGGAAAAATTATCTCGTAAGGTTTATCGTAATTTTATCAAGAACATTAATAGCGAAAATTACCAAAAGCAGAGCAAGGCACGCGCAGGTGATCATGCAGCATTTGCTAATTTCCTTCGAAACGAATATGGAGATGATGGAGAAAAAAGTGCAAAAGTATTTGATCGCTTGGAGCAGAATAGACTTAATGCTGCCGAAAAAGAAAAGATACGCTCTTTGATTAAAAGGTCGCCAAAAGGATAATGACCTACGAAGATCGCGGCACATTAAATGCCATACTAAAGAAGCAGAGGGAAGCAGATGAAAGCTCCGCAAAAGTCTCTACTTAACTGGGGAAAGCAAAAGTGGCGCACTAAGTCTGGTAAGAAGTCTAGTGAGACTGGTGAGCGTTACCTTCCTAGCAAGGCTATTGCTGCTCTTAGTGATTCTGAATATGCAGCTACAACCAGAGCTAAACGAGAGGGCAAGGCAAAGGGTAAGCAGTTTGTGGCTCAACCGAAAACGATTGCTCGGAAAGTAAGACAGTACAGAACGTAGGAGGTTACTATGTCTTTATTAAGTATAGTTGCAAGCATGGGCGCGACCGTGGGCGCAGCAGCAGCTAAAGCAATGAACGGTCAAGCGGGTGGTGGCCCACTAAAGAGTGGTGCAGTCAACAAAGCGCTGACTAATATGAACAAGCGCGGCGATGGTGCTAAGATGTCTAAAGCTGTAAGGCCATCGAAGTAATGGCTTGGTATTTAACTAGCGGTGAATTGTATACTGGCGAGACACATGTTCTTGCTGGTACAACGTATAGCGGCAAAACGAGAACCCCTGACTCGCGCCGCTTGGTGGAAGGGCCAGAACCAACACGTTCTCGTAGCTCCAAAGGACGGCTGAAGGCAGACGACCCTTCCACTACTGACATTAACGAGGCGTATTCTAAGCCGAAGCCTAAGAAAAAGAAGTCGGCTGCGCCAAAAAGAATTGAGATAGAAGACGAATGAGCTTTACCCAAACCCTTTCTAAGCATGAGCGAGACTTGCTTCGCAGGGTGGTGAAGAAAGTACACATGCAGCACCACCCCAAGGACTTTCAGACCGACTATGAGGCTGACAAGATCATAGATGTTATTGGGCCTGAAGTTATTGAACGCATGTTAAAGTTTGCAGTGGATCACAAAGTTGGCAACCTTTAAGTACAAACCAGATGGCGAAGTCTTAAAGCAGTTTATGAAGGACGATACGTTCTTTCGTGGGATCCGTGGGCCTGTTGGTTCTGGTAAATCTGTCGGCTGCTGCGTAGAAGTGTTTCGCCGTGCGCTTGCACAGAAGAAAAACGAAGATGGGATCCGTCGAAGTAGATGGGCAATCATTCGTAACACCAACCCACAGCTACGAACTACCACTATTAAGACTTGGCTTGATTGGTTTCCCGAGGATCAATGGGGTAAGTTTATCTGGTCAGTGCCATACACCCACCATATCAAGAAGGGTGACTTAGATCTTGAGGTCATCTTCTTAGCATTAGATCGACCTGAAGATGTTAAGAAATTGCTTTCACTCGAACTAACTGGCATTTGGATTAACGAGGCGCGTGAGATTCCAAAGTCTATCATCGATGCGTGTACAATGCGTGTTGGTCGTTTTCCTTCTATGCGTGAAGGTGGCCCAAGTTGGACAGGTGTTATTGCCGATACCAACGCTCCAGAAGAAGATCACTGGTGGCCTATCATGTCTGGTGAAGTTCCTATCCCAGATCACATCCCGCGCGATCAAGCAAAGATGTTGGTCAAGCCAGAGAACTGGCAGTTTTTTACGCAACCCGCAGGTATGAAAGAAACCTACAATGAGGATGGGGAAATAGAGGATTATGTTCCTAGTGATGCGGCTGAAAACCGTAAGAACATGATGCAAAACTATTATCCAAACCTTATTCAGGGTAAAACTAAATCTTGGATTGATGTCTATGTTATGAATAGACTTGGTACAATTCAGGATGGAAAGCCAGTATATCCCATGTTTGTTACTGAAACTCACGTTGCTAAAG